TTATATGATTTTAATAATTGCAAGATATGGCGTGAAATACACCACATAATTATCTACCCGTTTACAAATCCCGTACTTATTCCGGTAACATTCAATGCATTCTTCCAGAAATTCTTCTGTCACTTCCAGGTATTCTGCAATCTCAAACCGGTTCTGGCAGCCATGCTCAAAGGCACGTACCAGTCCGATCAGACCGATCTGCTTGTTGTACGCCCAGAGCCTTGCCTGACGTTCCTGCTTTCGGTTCTCTGGTTTAGACTGATCTAAGATATCTCCGACAGTAGTATAGTAATGCCCGAGTTCTTCAGCAAGAACACATGCTTTTTCGATGGACGTGTCGATTCCTTGGTGGATGGCGATTCGGTTCTTGTATATTCGTCCGCCGTATCCCGGAATATTCTTTTCTTTCACTATTAGATTTTCGGTTTCCGAAATATTCAACAGTTCTTCATATGTCATTTAATCACTCCCATTCGCTCGGATTGTTCATGATATCATCGGCATGTTGTTTCATTTCTTCAGTTACATCTACATTGGCATACTTATGAGCTGCTTTCACTATGAGTTCATCCTCCATTTGTTGATTGGTGAGAAGAGTGTTTGTGTAGATATAACATTTTTTCTTATTCTTATCATTTAATTTTCTGTAGGAAAGAATTAAGGTGCGTTCGTCATCTGAATTAAACCGATTTTCATTGGAAACATTGGCTGATTGGGGCTCCATTGGAGAATCAAAACCCATGAGCCATGCTTCATCAACATTAAGCGTTTTTGCAAGTGCTTCGATATTCCTTTGCCGAGGTTTATACTTTCCAGATAAATATGAGCTGAGCTGACCTTTATCTATTTTTGCCTTCTCTGAAAGTTCTGACTGTGTTAATTCTCTCAATTCCATAGCCTCTCTGATTCGGTCTTTAATTTCTGCTTTTTCCAATATTTCCACCTCCGCTGATTAAAGCTTTCTTTAAAATTGATTATAAATCATGGTTGAGAAAATATCAATAATAATTTAATAAAATTGAGAAAAACTTAAAAAGCGTGTTGACAATATGAAAAACAGATGCTATTCTAACTGTAGTTGAGAAAAACTCAACTGAAAGGAGATGATGATATGGCTTGTAACTATGATTACAGGAAACTGAGAGGACGTATAAAGGAAAAGTTTGGTACGCAGTCCGAATTTTCAAAAAAGCTTGGATTGTCAGAGGTTTCAGTCAGCAATAAGTTGAATAATATTGTTGATTGGGGGCAGGAAGAAATGGAGAATGCTATATCTATACTTGAAATTCCCAATACTGATATCCATGCATATTTTTTTACACATGAAGTTAAGAAAAACTCAACTAAGCAATGAGTACAGAAAGCAGAAGAGTGAGGTGAGGAAATGGGAAAGCTACATTTATTTGAATTAAGAAGTGGTCATATTCTTTTAGATGGAGTAACTATCAGGGGAATTCGAGAATGTGAATTTTCCATAAAAGAAAATGACAGTCTCGCAGAACTGTCACTGAAGATGGATGTCCGAACACTTGGAAATGAGTTTGCCACTCAATTCGATGGCGCATTGAATGAAACTGGGAAGATTAGAAAATGTAGCCGAAATAAGTTGAGGTCGAATCTCTTTCCAGACAGAGGACTTAGAAGTGTTTTCAATAAATTGATATCCCGCAAGAGATAAATCTTTGATGTGAGAGATTGGTTCATCAACATATTTGGAACCTTCTATTAAAATCCCCGAATTCATTAACTGGCGTATCCAGTATAAAACTTCGTTTTGCGAATAATCGGATAGCTTATTTTGAGCTATGTCAACTGGGTAGATTTGTGAGACGAATCCGTATTCGTCAGGAGAGATGGATTCGGAAACAGAAATTAAGATATCTCGAATTAAATTAGGATCAAACTTCATAAGGATCTCCTTTCTTTTTATGCTCGGCATGGCAGTGCCTGTATTTAAAGTATAGGAGAAAACTGAATTATTTGCAATAGATGAAGGGGGAGCGAGGTGAGCAGAAAGATGGCTGATAGAGTATCAATCGTAGCAGTATCGATAGCCGCATTTTTAACGACTATCAATCAGATATCCATAATTATTACAGCAAAGCAATTATGGATGCAACAGCAGCAATTGCAGCAACAATTAGAGAGGCTACAGAAAGAACGGTCTGAATTATAAAACGTTTAGATTCTATAGCGGATTCTTTTTTGGAATCTTCCTGCATCTTTAAAAGTGTATCATGAGTTTCTTTTAAAAGAGCATCACGTTCACTTTGTTTGTTGATTTCATCAACCATCATTTGTGCGTGCCAGTTGGAATTCATGTGTATATCTCCTTCCATAAATATTTGGCATGGCGGTGCCTGTATTCAAAAGTATAGATGAGATTCAGGAAAGATTCAACAGAAGAACGGAGGAATGGATAAATGAGGTTTTACGATTCTCCAAGTATAGAGAGAATAGGATTTGATTTTTACTGCGACATTGCAAATAACATTGTCAAATTAAGAGAAGAGAATGGCTTTACGCAGAAAGATCTTGCGGTGAAAACAGGAATTAAAGAATACCGTATATCAAATATGGAAAATGTGAAAATCAGAATTGATTTGGATGCTGTAGAAGAACTAGCAAAGGCATTGAATGTATCAGCTGATTATTTGATTGATGCAGAGCTTGATTGCGGAGGAAAAGAATGTTTGTACCAAGTTTGGTTGGAGTCTGAAGACCGGTTTAAGTTGTATATCAGGGCATCAAGTAAACGAATGGCGTTTTTGAAGTTTGATAAAAAGTTTAAAGAATGTGGAGTGAGATATAACAGTTCCAGAGAAAGAATTTTCATCAAATTGGTTGGTGTTCCGGTAAGCAAAGAAGACTTTCAGGCAAGATTTCCAAAGAGAACAGAGGAAGATCTTCCAATTGAACCGGAAATGTAAAGACAGGACGAGACAAAAATATTGTGGTGTTAGTGGAATGGCAGAATAAATGATTGTGTTATTCCAAGCAAAGAGAGGTGAGAAGATGAAAGCAAAAAATATGAAGGCAGAAATTGTAAAAGTAATCAGAACAGACACTGCAGAAGGAAAAGGGACAGAAGAAAGTCCAGTACGCAGCGTGAGAAGATACTGGACTTTAGAAGGAGAACTGATTTCAGAGCAGATATTGATGGGCGAAATAGCTGGGAAGAAAAATTCTAAGGAGTAACTAATTTTAAAGCAGCTTCATATGCCAAATCAGCATCTATAAATGTAATAAAGGCATCGGCAAAGGCTTTTAATTCCTTAAGCGTGTAATCAGGATGCTGTCGTACATAATGGGTTTCATCGTTGCCGAGCCAGGTTGCAGCACGGGCGAGTGTGGTAAGACGATCATCTTTGATGTAATTGGAAATACATGAGCCAAGAGTCGCTTTGAGGATAGCGTCCTTAGAATTTGGAGATTTATGAATGGTATAGTCTTTAACTAAAAACTCAATGGCTTTGCGATAACCAATACCACAAATTTGATCTAATCCCAGTGACTCAGCGAGGGCAGCTTGTTTATAAATAGATACAAAATTTGGGGAAAGCGAAGTAATCGCTTCAGAAAAATTCTGTTCACAGGATTTGACGGGAGAACTTGATGCGTAAATAAAACCATCTCCGTTTTCTTCATCGAATGGGTGTTTGGAAATAAAACATTCATCACAATTTTGACAGTGATTGAAAGTATAAACAATGTCTTCTTCCATATCATCGTGATCAACACATACTGCATAAAGAAGATCTGGAAAAAGAGAAACACCGCAGCAAGGGCAGGAAGAAGATAATTCGACATTTTCATTACGTTTTTGAGAGTCACTTAAATAAGTTGTGTTTATAAGATACTTCATATTGCTTTGTCCTTTCGTTGCTTTTTTGGAAAATTATACCAGACAATAACAGGACAAATCAACAAGTACAACCAGCACCGCATAAACTTCAATAGAAAGTAGGTGGTAAGCATGAAACCCGATATCGAAAAAATCATACAGGTGATGATTTCTTTATTGGAAGAACAGGAAAAAGTGAAAATTACATATACCATTGAGAAAACCGCGTAAGCGGTACCAGTTGGACAAGCAAAGGAGGGATAAGAGATGTTTTACAAGATTGCAAAGACACTCAGCGTAACGGCAAGTATTATCGGAATCTTGATGATGGCTGGTGCGTGTTCGGTGAAAAGTCAGGAGCTGTTTTATTTATATGCAGCACTTGGAATCACAACACTTACTACCGGAGCATTTGCACTGGAATATTTCCGGATACGGGAATGGCAGTACCGGAAAAGGAAAATAAGGGAGGCGAAGGAGCATGCCAGAAGAGAAGCAGCGTAAGAGCATTCGGACAGCCGAGCTTGATAAGATGATCAATAAGCTTCGATCACTGGATCGGGTTGATGGTACATCCGAGTATTACAAGAACAATGCGATCGCATACTTGTCGGATTTGGCAAATCATCTGGATAGGATAGGCGTAAAGACAATAAAAATGCGCCCGGAAGTTGCAGCTTCCAGTGGCGCACATAACAAAAATACCAATTAAATTATAGGAAAGTCGGAGGAGAAAGTCAATGATCAAAGTTGAAAAAGGGATGCGTGAAATCAAGGCAGTGAATGGAGTTCCGGATATAATGACGGATTTGGCATGCATTATCCGAAGCATTAGAACAACAATGGTTGAGAAAAGAGACTATAGCGAGGCTGAAACCAAAGAACTCGTTAAACAGGCGGTAAGGCTTGGCTTTGCAACAGATGAAGAAATCACACAGGAAGCGATGACAGCAATGGGTAAAGTGATGATGCTTCTGAAAAATCTGCCACTTTAGAGGAAGATGTGTACCTAAAGGGGGCGTGATAATGGAAAAGAAACCATTGATTATTCGGTGCTCTGATGGGTGGATCTACGGCTTATTCGGCTATTACGAGGAAGCGGTAGAAGTGGCAGAACAGCATGTAGACGGAACAGAACATACATATATCATTATATGAAAAGCGTGAGGAAAAGATGGAACCTTATAAAATCTATGATTTTGAAGATGAAAAAGCCTGGCTGAAGGGGCGGTTAAACGGAATCGGCGGAAGTGATGCAAGTGCCGTAGTGGGAAAGAACCCGTACAAGACAAACATTGAGCTGTTTGAAGAAAAGACCGGGAGAAGGATTGCACCAGATATTTCAGAGAAGCCTTACGTAATCTATGGGAAAGAGGCGGAGCAGTATATCAGAGAGCTGTTCCGCCTGGATTATCCACAGTATCAGGTCATGCATCATGAATACCGGATCTTGCAGAGCCTGGATTATCCGTTCATGCAGGCTTCTCTGGATGGGGAGCTGGTTGATCAGGATGGTCGGAAAGGGATTCTGGAAATTAAGACCACCAACATTCTGCAGTCTATGCAGTATGAGAAATGGAAGGACCGGATCCCGGATAACTATTATATCCAGGTGCTGCATTATCTGCTGGTAACCGGATATGAGTTTGTTGTCCTCCGGGCGCATTTGCGGAGCAACTGGGGAACAGATGTCCGGACACAGGTAAAGCATTATTTTATTGAAAGAACAGAAGTTCAGGCTGATCTGGATTATCTGCAGGAAGAAGAAATCAAATTTTGGAAGTATGTGGAAAGTGGAAGAAAACCACCACTGATACTTCCGGAGATCTAAAAAAGAAGGAGGAGCGTATGGAATTACGGATTACAAATCCACAGGAAAATTGGCTTACAGAGCAGATCCTGTGGAACAACGAGGAATTAAAGGCTGCGATTGCCGAGAAGGTAAAGGACTATAAGACGATCGCCTACACAGAGGATTCTCTGAAGGATATGAAGGCAGACCGGGCGGATCTGAATAAGCTGAAAAAAGCTTTCGAGGATGAACGGAAGCGCGTCAAGAAGATCTGTATGGAGCCGTATACCAAGTTTGAACAGCAGGTCAAGGAAATCACAGCTCTGATCGATGAACCAATCGGACTGATTGACTCCCAGATTAGAGAGATTGATGAACGTCGCAAGACAGTAAAACGGGAAGAGATTGAGGAGCTGTTTACGTCCATCGGTTTCCAGAGTTTTGTGAAGCTGGACATGATCTGGGATGAAAAGTGGCTGAATGCAACGGTTACGCTGCCAAAGATTGAAGAGCAGATGAAGAGCCGGATGTACCAGATCGGTACAGATGTGGTAACGATCAGCAAGCTTCCGGAGTTTAAGTTTGAAGCAATGGAAGTTTACCGGAAGACACTGGATATGAACCAGGCAATCCAGGAAGGACAGAGGCTTGACGATATCCAGAAGAGAAAGCTGGAAGCAGAACGCATGGAGGCAGAGCGGAAAGCAAGGGAAGCGGAAGAGGCAGCGAAGCAGCAGACTGCAGCTGAACAGAAAGAAGAACCTGCAGCAGAGAAGGAAGCAGCATCCGGATCTGTACCGGAAGCTCCGGCAGAGGAAACAGCTTCAATTCCGGAAGAGGAAGAACCAGTATTCCAGCTTGACTTCCGTGTATGGGGAACCAGTGAACAGCTCATGGCACTCCGTGAATATATGTTAAAGAATCAGATTCGATTCGGAAAGGTGGAATAAGACATGGCAGTACAGAACAGTCTGGCAAGACAGGATCAGTCAATGAAGTTGTCGGTTTACCTGCAGAACGATGCGGTAAAGAAGCAGATCAATCAGGTGGTTGGCGGAAAGAACGGGACAAGATTTATTTCCAGTATCGTAAGTGCGGTGCAGAGCACACCGGCATTACAGGAGTGTACAAGCCCTAGTATTGTAAATGCTGCATTACTTGGAGAGGCGCTGAATCTTTCACCGTCCCCGCAGCTCGGACAGTTTTATATGGTCCCATTCGATAATAAGAAGAAAGGCTGCAAGGAAGCACAGTTCCAGCTTGGCTATAAAGGATATATTCAGCTGGCAATCCGTTCCGGTTACTACAAAAAGCTCAATGTGCTTGCAATCAAGGAAGGAGAGCTTGTCCGGTATGATCCTCTGGATGAGGAAGTTGAGGTCAATCTGATTGATGATGATATCCTCCGGGAGGAAGCTCCAACCATGGGATACTTTGCAATGTTCGAGTATGAGAATGGTTTCCGGAAGACCTTGTACTGGTCAAAGAAGAAAATGCTTGCACACGCTGAGAAGTATTCTTTTGCGTTTTACAAAAACGGTGGAGCAAAATCTCTGGAATTACTGGAACAGGGCAAGATCCCGGAAAAGGATATGTGGAAGTATTCTTCATTCTGGTTTAAGGATTTTGACGGAATGGCACTGAAAACCATGCTCCGGCAGCTGATCAGCAAATGGGGAATCATGAGTATTGATCTCCAGAATGCTATTGACAAGGACATGGCAGTGATCCATGAGGACGGAAAGACGGAATATGTAGATGCAGTGAAAGCGGAAGATGATGGAGTGGTAGCCGATCAGGAGCTGAATGAGGTCCAGGAAGACCAGCCGGCAGAGCCAGGAACACAGCAGCCGGATCCGAAGGGTATTGAGGCATCATTTTTTGGATAGATTTAAGAAAGGGGAAGAAGAATTATGCAGCATATCAATTTAGAAACATTTGCAAACGGAGCATTTACCGCACAGGTAAACCGGGCGATCGAAGAGGTTACAAAGAACATCCAGGATCCGAACACGGATGCCGGCACAGCGAGAAAGATTACGGTAACGATCGCATTTAAACCGAATCAGGAAAGAAACTTCATTGCAACCGGTGTCCAGACGAAGACAACCCTTGCACCGGCACTCGGAGCAGTTACCGCGTTGAGCATGGGAAAAGATCTCCGTACTGGAGAAGTAGAAGCAGTCGAGATTGGCAACCAGATTTCAGGACAGATGTCTGTGCAGGACGTTCCGGGAGTTGTACCAGAAGTAGGAACTACAGTGGTAGATGGAAAAGTAATTGATAAAGCTACTGGAGAAGTTGTGGCGGATTCAGTTCCGGAACACGCAGGCAAAGTAATTGATTTAAGAACAGCAAAACAGGCATAGGAGGAGTAAAACGATGGAAGGATTAAAAGAAGCAATTGAATTTATCACAAATCTGAAAGAAGGCAGCATGGAGCCGAAGGTGCTTGAAATCAACGGTAATACATACTGTAATAAAAATCTGACAAGATATCATTATTTCCCGAAGGCAGATTCCCTGAGTGTCAACACCCTGACATCCATTGTGGACTATATCAAGGGGAAACCGGAAGAACTCCGGGAGACCATGATTCTGCATGTAATCAGTCCGACAGAAGTAAGATTGTATTCCGGACTGGTGGACGAACGCAACAGGGAGGAGCTTATGAGGGCAGATGCCATTGTAAATGAATTCCAGTTTGACCGTTATTATGACCAGGAACGTTTCCTGATCGAGCTGCAGGCAAACTTCATTGAGTCCGATGATCTGACTGTACTGAAGCAGGTTGCCGGAAACATCCAGTCAGGAACAACAGCGAACTACGATGATGATGGTGTTAGCCAGAAAACCACGATCAAGAGCGGGATTGCAAATAAGACGGATGTGATCGTACCGAATCCGGTAAAACTAAGACCATATCGTACATTTGCAGAAATTGAGCAGCCGCAGAGCAGTTATGTATTCCGGATCCAGGACAGTGACCGTGGACCATCCTTCAAGCTTGTAGAAGCAGACGGTGGTTTATGGAAGAATGCAACCATGAAGAAGATAAAAGAGTATCTGGCATATGAACTGGCAGAGGAACTTGAAAAGTACAACATTACGATTATCGCATAGATAATGACATCTCCTTAAAAATAATATATCACACGTAACTTGGTAATAAGAGAGCAAGCCGGCATTATGCAGTATCTGCTGTGTAAGTGCCGGCAGAAAGGGCAAAAGGAAATGGCATCAGTAATGTTTACGGTTCCGGGCAAGCCGCAGGGGAAAGCCAGGGCACGGACGTATTATAATGCATCGACAAAGAAGCACTGTTCCACCACGCCGGAGAACACGGTCCTGTATGAGAACTTCATCAAAGATCGGTATCTGCAGATGGCAAAGGGAGCGTTCCTGGAAAGAGAAAGGCCTGTAACGCTCCGGATTATTGCAAGGTATCTTCCACCAAAGAGCGTATCGAAGAAACGGAAGCTTGATATGCTAGAGGGAAGAGAGCTGCCGCTGAAGAAACCGGATATGGACAATATTGTAAAAGTGGTGGCGGATGCACTGAACGGGGTTGCTTATCATGATGATACGCAGATCGCGCTGGTTCAGGCAAAGAAATGTTATTCGGCAGTAGAAGGGCTGGATGTGACAGTTGAGGAGTATACCGGATAAAAAGGAAGGTGGTAGCGTTGGCAAGACCGAAAAAGAGTGGTCTTTCATACTTTCCTTTGGATACGGATTTCTTTGATAATGACAGCCGGATTAAGATACTGAAGGCAAGGTACAGAGCTGACGGTATCATGATTTATGTTTATTTACTGTGTGAGATCTACAAAAATGGATATTACATACAGGTTGATGATGATTTGGAATATATCATAGCCTCGGAATTAGGGGTGAGTGTAGATAAGGTGAAGCAGGTCCTGAACTTCCTGCTAAAGAAGTCACTGTTTGATAGCAAACTCTTTAGTTCGGACAAGGTCTTGACCTCTGCCGGGATACAGAAGCGGTTTCAGCTTGCCGTAAAGGAAAGAGCAAGGAAGAATCCGATAGAAGTAGGAAGGTACTGGCTTTTAGAAAAGAAAGCCACGGAACCTTTTATTAAATGCACCCTTTTTCAGGAAAATCCCGGAAATGCATGTGGTTATTCCGGGAAAAACCCCGAAGATTCCGAGAATAAGTGCACAAAGAAAAGTAAAGTAAATAAAAAGGATATATATAAGGGCGCTTTCAGCGATTCTTCCCTTGAATCAGCTTTTCAGTTCTATCTCCTTGTCCGATCGCAGAACTGGGGAGAGATCTCTGAAGAACAGGTAAATGCTTTGAGGGAAGATCTATTATCGCTGTCCTCTGATCTGGCTGAACAGAAAGCAATCCTGAATAAGGCTGCAGCTGGTGGATGGAAGAACCTGTATCCAGTTCAGAAGAGAAAGCTGAAAACAAAGAAGCAGCCAGAGAAACAGGGGAAGTTTAAGAACTTTGAAGAGCGTGAGTATGAGGACATGACAGATCTTACAAGGAAGTTGATGCAGTGATGAAAAAGAAGAATGGGAAACAGAATAAACTTTTGCGAGTTGGAAGCAGGAAGAAACGGAAGATTATTAAACGTGGGAAGTAGGAGGAATGATCATGCTGATAGAAAAGAATCTAAAAGAGGCATTTGCAGACTACATAAGAGGTAAATTTGAATATCGAAGATAGTCGAAAATGATCGGAACAGTACGTTGACAATTGAATAGTGGTGGTTGGAATGGTATAATTTCTGTATCAAATGTACGGGAGGAGATATGAAATGCCAATGGTTATAAAACTTGACGAAAGCAAAAGAGCAAAATGCAGAATATCTGAGATGCCAGGAGAGGAAAAGTTTGATTTGGAAATAAACATGCAGTTGAATCAAACAGCGATGAATCAGATAGTTGAAATTAAGCAATTTGGTCCGAGTAAAGAAAATCATATTTTAAATATAGATGCTATTCTGTGCGATAAGGGCGACCTGGAAAAGATAAAAGAAGATTACAGGTATAATTTAGAGATTATTGTAATCGAAGATGTAGATGGTACTAATGTAATAGCTCAAAAGGTTACTCTTAATAATGTGGCTTTTCATAATTTGAAACATTCTGTTTCATATAATGGAACTAAAATAGAGAGTAATAATGTGGAAATCCATGTATACACATTTAGTACCTGTAACATTAAACCAGAAGAAGATTAGAAATATTCATCTACCAACCATCAATATTCGGTGGTTGGTATTTTTTTACGCTTTTTTTAGCGGAGATGAGGTGGAAAAATGAAGAAAATTTTGGATGTTTGTTGCGGAAGTCGTATGTTCTGGTTTGACAAAGAAAATCCAGATACGATATTTGCAGATAACAGAGAAGTCGAAACGACATTATGCGATGGCAGGAAGCTTCTGATAAAGCCAGATATAAAGATGGATTTCAGGAATATGCCGTTTGAGGATAATGTATTTAAGGTCATAGTTTTTGATCCTCCACATTTAAAACAAGCCGGTAGTGAATCGTGGCTTGCAAAGAAATACGGAGTTCTTCCGAAAGACTGGAAAACTTATCTGAAAGCCGGATTTGATGAATGCATGAGGGTATTGGAACCAGATGGAATCCTAATATTCAAGTGGAATGAGGAACAGATAAAACTAAATGATGTGCTGAAAGAGTTTGGAAAGAAGCCGTTGCTTGGTGATCAGAGAGGAAAAACGAGATGGATAGTATTCATGAAATAAATGAAAAGGGGAAGAAAAATGAGTTGGGCAGATAAGCAGCTAAAGAAACATAAGCTCCGAAAGCAGGTAAAAGAGATCATGGATAGTCCGGAGTTTCAAAAGGAACGCCAGAAGGAATTGGATAAACACACAGCAGAGGCAATGAACTGCTTCCTGTTGATCAGTGTAGATTACCTGTACCGGAACTATCATTGCAAGAGAAAGGGAGTTTTGAAATATCTGGAATTTGTTTTACACCAGATGCATTTTGCGCAGAAGGACGAAGAATATTTTCAGCTGATGAATGAGGAGCTGGAGAAAGAAGTCGGTGTGAATGTGCTGGGGACGTTAAAAGGAGAGTAAGAAGATGTTTATAAATCTAACAAAGATGGAGGTTGAAAATACAATCACCGCATTGGAAGATCTCCAGACGTATCTGGAAGAAAACGGGATGGAAGACTGTACCAGATGCAACTTGGAGATCGTGAAAAGTGTAAGAGGACGACTCATGAAGGAACTCTTAATACAGGTGATGTGAGGTGCAAAATGATACGGATTATCAGTAAGATTAAATACCAGGGGAAATGTGATGCATGTGGAATCGGAATTACTTGCGAGAAAGAAGATGTTACAAACATCCAGGTTGGAATGAATGAGCTTGGGAACTTTGTAGAATGCCCGATTTGTGGAGAGAAGATTAGGGTTACAGAATATACGGAGCAAATACAGAAAAGGAGCATAAAATGAAAGAGGTGCAAGAGATGGATAATGAAAAAACATTAGAATCAGTACCGAGTGCTACACAAGAAAAAATAAAAGTCGAGAGTATCAATGTAATAGTTGAAGAGATTGGCGGTAAACCTTATTACGAACTTAGATATAGAGTAGTTGGTGATGATTTTTGCCACATCGGTTACGGTTCTTATTGTTTGGATTATGTTCTTGATTGGAAAAAACAATATTTTGAAGTGGTTCCACACGAAACTAAACAGCGGAAGGAAATGAAATGGATTCCAACAATAGAACGTCTTCCGGATCAGCGGGAGTTCATAGAATCATATGTCAGAAGTGCGTATGCAGCGGAGTTTCTGGTTACGATCGAGGGAGCTGATAAGGCAACAACGCTGTATTATTCTCAGACAGGTGTCTGGTTCGATGAACAGGGAGAACCGTATAAGGTTGTGGCGTGGATGCCACTTCCGGAAAGGTATAAGGGATAAATGGAAGAGGATAAATACACAATGTATGCGGTAAAAAAGATTTGTATATGGATGATAACAGCTACAACCATTCTGATAGCAATGAAATGGACGGGATCAGCGTGGTGCTTATGGGCGTTTCTTATCCCGGCATTATTGGAATGACAAGGATAGAAGGTGATAATTTGCAGGAGAAACGAAGCAGAAAAGAGCAACGGATGGACAGGCAGCAGCATTATGAGGAACTGGAAAGCCGGCATGATGCAAAGGCGTTGGAGAGATTCCGAAGACCAGCTTACCAGAGTGTGAGTGTTGCGGAATATCTGGCACGGAAGTATGACATTACAGCGGAGGTGGATACCGGTGGACAAGGGCATTTTGATTGAGTACGCAGATATGAAAGAAGAGATAAAGGATCTGCGCCGGAGAATTGAGAAAATCCAGAAAGAATTGGATAAACTGCATGAACAAATTGTCGTGGATTCGGTATCATGCGGTAAGAAGGGGAAAAAGCCACTTGGCACGGTAAAGATCACTGGCAGACCGGTTGGCGTGATTTCCAGAAAAGAGCAGCTGCTGAACAAGCGGAACAGAAGGCTTGAGGAACTGGAAGAAGAACTTCTGGAAATGACAATCCAGGTGGAGGAATACATAGAATCCATCGAGAAGAGCGAACTGCGGATTATCTTCCGTTTGTATTTTCTGGATGATTTGTCGTATCCAAAGGTTGCAGATCAGATGAACAAAATGTTCCCGAAGCGCCGGATCCGGTATACGGACGAGAATATCAAGAAAAAAATTCAAAGATATTTTGAAAATGTCCCCCAATGTCCCGATAAAAAGTAGTAATATGATAACATCGAAAAAACAGAGATGGTTTTCGATACGATCTTTTTCATAAAGGATTCCCCTCAGTGTTGGAATAGGCGATCTGGTGACAGGTCGTCTTTTTCGTTGCAAAATATTAGCTTGGATGGTATTATAAAAAATATGTTTTCGTTCCAATGAAAGGAGATAATATGGAAGAAGTTTTTAAATATATACTTTCAAATGCTATCTGGATTCCTGTGTGGCGTATCGTTTGCGCGATAATTGCAGCTTTATCGCTATTTTCGTGTCAAAAGTTACTTAAACGAACAGAAAATATTTCAGAAAATCCGAAAGAGATTAAGAAAAAAATAAATCAATGCGAGGGATTTTGCAATGTCTTTTTAGGAATCTATATTCCTTTGATTTTTTTCTTATTTTCATGCGCAGTATCTGACAATAATATATATGTCCGTGCTTTTGTATATTTAGTTAGAGTTGCTGGATTAATAGGAATTACGGGAATATTGATTTGTTTACAGATTAGATTATATCGTTATAAGTCGGCTTTAATAGAGAAAGAAAAATGAAATGCACCCTTCGGGGTGCTTTTCTAATGCATAAAAAAACCAGAATTGAAGGTGGTGAAGTGGCAGGATATGAAAACATAAGAGGTGCAAACAGTAAAAGAACCCCGGAAGAGCGCCGGGAATTGGCAAAAAAAGCGGGTCAGGCAAGTGGCAAGGCAAGACGCAGGAAGGCAGACTTCCGGAAGACCTTAAACCTGCTGCTTACTGCCGAAATAGATAATGAAGAATGGAAGCCGGTTTTAGAGTCACTTGGTGTTGAGTGTACGCTGGAATCGGCTTTGCTTATGGCGCAGATCAAGGAAGCAATGGCAGGAAATACAAAGGCTGCGTATTTTGTGGCACAGTATGCCGGACAGAATGCACAGACTGCTGCAGACGATGCAGAGCAGAAACGCCGAACAGAGCGAATGGCAGCGGATACTGAGAAAATCCGCAGAAGCTCAGGTCATAGCGAACATGAGGATGAAGGAGTAGAGATTATCAATGACGCACCAGAAGAAACAGGTCCGGATATCGGAGATCATAATTCCGAAGTATCTGCAGATATTTAACAACCGGAGTATCAAGCACATTATTCTGACTTCTGGGAGAGCAGGAACAAAGTCCAGTTATGCTTCCATTCGGTCAGATTACCAGCTTGTATCGGATGCCAATGGTTCTGTTGTAGTGCTGCGTAAGCACCATAACAAGCTCAGGAAGACGGTATACAAGGAAATGCTGCGGGGGATCAGCCGTTTGCAGATACCGAAAAACAAGTTCCGGATTACGAAATCCCCGATGGAGATCATTTACAAGAAGTACGGGACAACAATGTACTTTGCCGGATCAGACGGTATTGACGATACAAAGGGTATCATTGACGAGGATAAACCGATCAAGCTGGTTGTCCTGGATGAACTGACAGAGTTTTTTGATGATGGCGAGGGCGAAGATGAGCTGACCAACATTGAAGCAACGTTCGTCCGTGGAAATAAGGGTGGATTCCAGATGATCTATCTGTACAACCCACCAAAGAACCCGAACGCTCCGATCAACCTGTGGTGCAAGAAAATGGAAAAGCGTGAAGACTGCATCCATATTCACACGGATTACCGGGATGTGCCAGTGGACTGGTTAGGTCCTGACCTGATTGCATCCGCTGAGATGATGAAGAAAGCAGATCCGAAGATGTACCGGTGGGTATGGCTCGGTGAAGCGATTGGCGTGGATGAACTGATCTATTATATGTTTTCCGATCGGCACAGACAGAAGCCGGATCCGGACAGGAGATATGACCGGATTTACATTGGTGGCGACTATGGTCAGCAGAATGCGACAACCTTTGAAGCGTTTGGTCTGGACACTTACCGGAAGAAATTTCCGGGGCTTGGAGAATATTATCACAGTGGACGGGAATCTGGAAGACAGAAGAGCCCGTCTGAATATGCAAGAGATCTGGTTGAGTTCATGGATGAACTGCATGAACAGTATGAAAACCGGATCTTTTATATTTTTCTGGATCCATCTGCAAAAGGTCTGGCGGAAGAGGTGAAAAGAGCCACCAGAACCGGACTGGATTATCAGGTGCTTCTGCGAGATGCGGAAAACGATGTGGCTCTTGGAATCAGCCGGGTACAGAAAGCACTGGTATTTGATATCATGTCGATTTCTCCGAAGCAGGAATATGCAGTGCAGGAGTTTGGAACCTACGAGTATGATAAGAAATCCATCGAAAAGGGGAAGGAAGTGCCGGTAAAGGAAGCGGATCACTGCATGGATGCCATACGCTATGTGGTTATGGGCGCATGGAGTAAGATCAAACATTGGCTACCTAAAGATGAAACGCCAGAAGAAATAGACATATGCGATATCAGCAGCAGGGAGGTGAGAGAAGAGGATGAATATCTTTAATTATTTTAGGAAAAAGGGGATTGATACGGTGGATGCTTCGTTCTACCGGAAGATCGATGAGTGGATCAGCTGGTATAATTCCAATGTCCGGCAGTTTACGTTCTACAAGGTGTATACCGGACGCGGGACAAGTAAACGATGTCGCAGGAAAAGCATGGGAATGGCAAAGAAGCTGTCGGAAGACATTGCTGATCTGCTGCTGAATGAGAGAGTTATGATCACACTGGAAGACGAAACGACACAGGAATTTGTGCGGAAGGTTCTGGATAACAATCATTTTCTGGTTATGGGAAATGATTACCAGGAACGGAAAGCGTATTCCGGGACCGTGGCATATATCCCTTATCTGTACAATGCGGTTGTACAGGAAGATGGAACGATATCTGCAGGTGAGATTGGAATCAACTATGTGGATGCCAAGAACATCTATCCGGTCAGTTGGAATAACGGGAACGTCACAGAATGCGTTTTTACGTTTGTCCATACTGTTCGCCAGAAGAAATACGTGCAGATTCAGTTCCATCGGATTGAGCCAGATGGGGTGTATGTGATCGAAAATAATGTCCTGGAATGCACGAAAGGAAGTGCGGAAGGACGTGAGCTGACAGAACAGGAATGGAAACAGCTTAAGCCATTTGCAAATCTGGCAGCCAGAACAGAGACAGGATCTACAGAACCACAGTTTGTCATTGACAGGCTGAATATCACGAACAATGCGGATGAATGCAATCCAATGGGAATTGCGATTTTTGCAAATGCCATCGATACGCTTAAAAAGCTGGACATGGAGTTTGATTCTTACTGCAATGAGTTTGATCTTGGAAGAAAAAGAATCTTTGTCGCTCCGGAAATGCTGACGAACGAAGACGGATCTCCAACCTTTGATCCGGATGACAGTGTGTTCTATTCACTTCCGGAAGATTACGATAAGAGCCAGACCGGTCTGATCAAGGAAGTGGACATGAGCCTCCGAGTAGAACAGCACAGCAAGGCAATCAATGATGATCTGAATTATCTGTCTCTGAAATGCGGATTCGGTACGGAAAGATACCGGTTTGACGGAGCAGGAGCGAAGACAGCAACTGAGATCATTTCGGAGAACTCAGATATGTACCGAATGTTAAAGAAGCATGAGACAATTCTGGAAGATGTCCTGAAGAGGCTGATCAGAATCATTATCCGGCTTGGCATTGTAACCGGTAATACGCTGGATCAGAATACAGACATTGTGATTGATTTTGACGATTCCATTATTGAGGACAAGGGCGCAGAGCGTCAGCAGGACCGTCAGGATGTGAGCATGGGGGTTATGCGGCATGAAGAGTACCGTGCAAAATGGTACGGTGAAACAGTGGAACAGGCAAAAAAGAATCTGCCAGAGCAGAATCAGGTGATGGAGTAGGATGCGGGATGATTACAAAGAAAAGATTGCCAGCAAGATTGCAGCGCGGTACATAAGTCTGGAAGAACGGATTTTGCAGGACATTGCTCGGCGGATTAAAAAGACTGGTGAGATCACAAGTACAGCTGACTGGCAGATCAATCGGTTAAGAATTCTTGGATATTCTTCCGAGGATATCGAAAGAGAGATCAAGAAGGTGCTGGATGCGTCTTATCCGGAAATGTTCGAGCTGTACGATAAAGTGATTGATTGGGAATACGTCCGGAATAAGGACATTTACGAACAGATCAATGCAGAGTTTATCCCGTATGAGGAGAACAGGCAGTTGCAGCAGATTACAGATGCGATCATTCAGCAGAGTCTGGAAGATCTGGAAAATGTAACAAAGTCGCTTGGTTTTTATCTGGATTATAACGGTAGAAAGGTTCTGACACCGCTGTCGCAAGTTTATACAAATTATCTGGACAATGCCTGCTTTGACGTTGTGACCGGAGCATTTGACTATGGCAGCGTATTACGCCGAGTGGTCACGCAGCTGACAAACAGTGGACTTCGGAAGATTGAGTATGGATCCGGATATGCAAGCCGGGTAGAAGTGGCTGCAAGAAGAGCTGTGATGACTGGTGTGGCAAATCTTACCGGAGAAATAGCGGACTACAATGCCAAGAAGCTTGGAACAGAGTATTTTGAGGTTGAGTGGCATGCCGGAGCTCGTCCGACTCATGCGGTATGGCAAGGTCAGGTGTGGACAAAAGAACAATTGTATTCAGTCTGTGGACTTGGTACAGTGACAGGACTTCTGGGAGCCAATTGTTATCATACTTATTACCCATTCTTTCCTGGCATTTCACAGCGTAACTGGTCAGATGAATGGCTGGAAGCTCAGAACCGGAAGGAAAGCAAGCCAAAAGAGTTCCGGGGTAAGGAATACACCCTGTATGAGGCAAAGCAGAGACAGCGACAGATGGAAACAGCAATGAGAGCGCAGCGAGAAAAGGTACAGATGCTTCAGGATGGCGGTGCTGATCAGCAGGAGATTATGCTCCAAAAAGCCAAATATCAGGGACAGCTGGGTGAATATGCGGCATTCTCTCGTAAAATGGGACTGAAAGAGGAAAGAGAGAGAATTTACATTGATGGACGTGGAAGAATTGCGCCAAGTAAAGATGCACTGAAAACGGCACAGAAAATAATGAACACAGACTATTTATTTGAGAGAGGTAAAATTGCAAATATTTTAGGAGTGAGTAAAAAAGCCGTTGATTTTGGAAAAATGGATGAAAAATCAAGAAAATCTGTATATAATGGTGTTAAGAAAGTGCTTGATCAATTTCCAGAATTAAGGGGATATACAAAAAAAGTATTGTATGATCCAAATATAAAAGGTTATGCAATGAGTGAGTCCATGCGTGGCGTTTTAAAAATTAGTAGTAAATTCAGTGATTATGAGGATTTAAAAAGGCGGTACAACCGAGATGTGAGAGTGCAATTTCATCCAGCGGGGACTGATGCGGATGCTATTATTATTCATGAAATGGGGCATCAATTAGATGGATACCTTACGCGAAAGGGAGTTTGGGGCGGAAATGTAAGTATATACGGAACGATCCGAACAAGTGTAGCTGTAAAGCGCGAAGTGTTACAGCAATTAGGATATTTTGATTATATCCGCGCAGAGCGTGCAGAATGGACTCGGATGGGATATAAAGGGAGCGAACTCGCTGAAGCATTAGAGTTTTCTAAAAAGGAATTTATTACTAAACATGTATCAGGGTATGCAAATAAGAATGAAAAAGAGTTTTTTGCAGAATGCTTTGCGGAATATCTGATGAGTGAAAGACCAAGAGAAGCAGCTAAAATCTTTGGAGAGGTCTTGAAGGAAATTATGGAGGGATTGCGATGACAATGTTTGAGGCGGATACAGCGAATATAGAAAAAAAACTTCAGGAAATAGAGGATAATGATCTGTATAGCTTTATGAAAAAGCAGGGGTATTCAGAAGAACAGATAAAAATTGCAATCAGAAATACACATTTACTTGATGCAATAAATTGCCTGAAAGAAATTTTATGTGAGCCAGAAGAAATCGTATCTATTTTGCAAGAGAAGGGTTGGAAAAAAGAAGAGATAGAAGCAGTCATTAAAAACCAGATAAGCTAGCTGCCACCAGTCGAAATGACCGGTGGTATTTTTGTACTCATTTTAAGGAGAAACAGCAATGAAAAATAAAGCAGTAGCTGTATTAACGGCTATCAGCATATTGATAGCAGGTTTAACTGGATGCCAGACCGCCACGAAAAGTTATGGTGGGAAGACAACGATAAAGCTTGAGCCAAATCAGAAACTGGAAGAAATTACCTGGAAAGATGATTCTTTATGGTACCTTACAAGACCAATGACTAATGAGGATATTGCTGAAACCCATACATTCCAACAGCAGTCAAATTTTGGAGTCTTTGAAGGAACAGTAACCATCATAGAGTCAAAGGAGTAAAGAATTTATGATAACAATAAAAATAACAGATCACAGCATCTGTATGAATGGTCATGCCGGCAGGAAGAGTCCGGATGGGATTGACCGGGTATGCGCGGCAGTATCAGCACTGACCTGCAACCTGATCAATTCCCTGAAAGATCTGACTGGTGACAGAATCAGGGCAGAAACAGCCAGCGGAATGACTGTGATCGAATGGGAAGATCTGTCAGATGGTGGGAAACTTCTGGTGGATTCATGGTTCCTGGGGCTTACAGATATCAACCGGGAATACAACTGTATAGAATTTCAGAAATAAACATCCGAAAGGGTGTTTTTATTATGCCCAAAACGTGAAGGCGTAAAAAGCTCGGGAGCCTGTCGAGGCAAAACGGAGGTAAGTACGATGTATAAAAAGAGAATGATGTTACAGCTTTTTGATGACGGCACAGGAGCTGGCTCTGGTGGACAGGGTGGAAATGCCGGGACTGGAAACGGCGGTCAGGGATCCGCTGGGGGCGCATCCGGAGCACATGGTACCGGAACATATACTTATGAACAGTTGGAAGAAATTGCAAGTTCACGTGCTGAGAAATCTGAGAGAGCCGCGCTTGCGAACTTTTTCAGAAGTCAGGGTATGACAGAAGATGAGGTCACACAGGCAATCGCTAAATTTAAAACAGATCGAGCTGCAAGTCAGCCGAATGTGACACAGCTGCAGCAGGATCTGGAAAATTCCAGAAATGAAGTCCAGCAGATGAAGAACGAGAAGTTCTTATCCGGAAAAGGTGTCAAGGCTGATGATCTGGACTATGTGACTTACAAGGTTTCCAAAATGGTAGATGATAAAACGACATTTGAAAAGGCAGCAGAAAAGTTCCTGAAAGAGAATCCGAGATTTGCCGGTGGAGGTTCTTACCGGATTGCAGATTCTTCAACAGGTAACGCTTCAAATGGTTCTGGCGGAAACATGAACGTTTCCATCAATGACCGGATCAGAGCTGCCGCGAGAAGATAATGGAGGTAGAGTAAATGCAGAATAGAAGAATGAATTTAAGATTGTTTGACATAGATGCAAACATCATTGACCGTACCGGAGCAGAGTCTCTGATTCCAATTCAGGAATCCAATGAGATCATCCAGGGAACGATCGCACAGTCAGCAGTCCTGTCAAGGGGTCGCAAGCTGGCGAACATGACAAGCAAGCAGTACAAAATGCCGGTACTGGATATGCTGCCGATCGCTTATTTCGTAAATGGCGATAACGGGCAGAAGAAAACTACAAAGCAGGCATGGGATAAGAAGTTTATCACCGCCGAAGAAATTGCGGTTATTGTTCCGATTCCGGAAGCAGTTCTGGATGATTCTGAGTATGACATCTGGGGAGAAGTAAAACCGAGAGTTACAGAAGCATTTGGGAAGGTTATCGACAGCGCAGTGCTGTTCGGTGAAAATAAACCGAACACATGGAGAGAAGACGTAGTTACAACTGCAACCAAAGCGAATGCAGTCGTAACATTAGGATCATCTGATAGCCTGTATGACAAGATCATGGCAGAAGATGGTGTGATCGCTCATGTCGAAGACTGCGGATACTTCGTAAACGGTCACATGGCAGATATTTCCATGCGGGCGAAACTCAGGGGACTGAAAAATGCAAATGGAGATCCACTGTTCAAACAGGATCTGCAGGGAACAACACAGTACGCGTTGGATGGATCGCCGATGAATTTCCCGAATAATGGTGCGTTTGATAAGTCGAAAGCACTTATGATTTCCGGAGATTTCTCACAGCTGGTATATTCCATCAGACAGGATATTACATTCAAGCTGTTTACGGAAGGCGTTGTCCAGAATACAGATGGCACAATCGCATACAACCTGATGCAGAACGATATGGTTGCGCTTCGTGCAGTAATGCGTCTCGGATGGGAAATTCCAAACCCGATTAACGCACTGAAGACCGATAAAACCAAGAGATGCCCGTTTGCAATTCTGAAAGCTGGCGAGTAAGGGAAGGTGATAATCCATGCAGATCACGTATGGATATTATGTAGATGAATATGGAGGAAGAACCATTCCGGAACAGGACTTCCGAAAAGCCGAAAGGCAGGCGGAAGCCTATATCCGGCATCTGACCTATGTGAAAGGAGATATTTTTTCCGTAGAAAATGACATGGTAAAGGATGCGGCCTGTGCTGCAGCAGAGGTTTATTACAAATACAATGCGCAGCAACAGTCAGGAACCCCGTTGGTGAAGTCAGAAAATAACGATGGCTACAGTGTGACCTATGTCACAGAGCAGACGGATGGAAAGACAGCGGAAGAGATGGTGAAGAAAAAGGTGTATGATGCGGTATATCCTTATCTTCTTCCTGCTGGATGGCTGTCAAGAAAGGTAGGGATGCGGTGTGATCACAAATGCGGATGTGACTGTTTATAACAGAATAAGCGGTGATTCCACGCATTACGATACCTGGAACCGAACTGTTCTGCATGGTGTCCACGTCTATGTGGACCATAAGACTGCAGTTACAGATAACGGACTGAAAAGTGCGGAAGTTTACAAAATTCGGATTCCTGCGGATATTCCGGAAGCAGGGCAGTATCTTCCGCCGGATCAGTTCGCCTGCTGTGGCGGTTATGGATACTGGACCATCCAGAACGATGATCAGATTGTCCTGGGAGAGTGCCAGATTGAGATTGAAAGGCCGGCAGATCTGAAGGCCGTGTTCCAGAAGCACTGCAAGGTAACAAGCTGGTCGGATAACCGGTTCGGTACAACTCCACACTGGCGGATTGGAGGCGAATAGGATGGCAGGAAAGAAAGACTTCCGGATCACAACGCCTAGAGGCAGTGTGTTTACCGTGACTGGTAAGGATGGCTCGGTAACAGCAAAGCTTGAATGGGCTCCGGGATTTGCACAGAAAAAAGCGGAGGGATTTTCAAGGGCGCAGGCATTCGTGGATTCGGAGTGTCTGCGTTATATGAATCCATTGACACCGAGAAGAACCGGAATGCTGATCAAGTCCGGGACGCTTGGCACGGTGATTGGTTCCGGATCCATCGAATACCTTGCCCCATATGCCCGCCGACAGTATTACGAGCATAAAACCAAGGCGAGATGGTTTGAGACAATGAAGGCAAGCCACAAAGATGCCATCAGGGAAGGAGCTGAGAAACTTGCCGGACAGTAAAAGAAAAACGATTATTGAGAGCATCCGGGAATATGTGAGGATGTATCCGGATATCGATAACCGGAAGATCAATATTGATCGTTTAGGTAATGGAATGGAATATTCCATTGATCCGATTGGAGCAGATCCCATTTACAAGAGATATGTGGACGGGAGCTGTCTGAAGCAGTTCCAGTTCGCTCTGACAAGTAAGGAAGCCTATGATGGGGATGCCAGAACCGGTATTGCCAACAGTGGTTTTTATCAGAACTTTGAAGAGTGGACAGAACAGAATAACCTGAATGATATTGTTCCGGAGCTGGACGGGCATGATGCTATCCGAGTAGAAGTGCTGCAGTCCGGCTATTTATTTAGTACAGAGGTCGATCTGGGACGGTATCAGATGATTTGCAGATTGATTTATAAGTAAGGAGTGTGAAGAAATGGCGAATGAGAAGAAATTAGTTGGCAGACATAAGAGAGTGGCTTTTATGGATACTGACGGATCAGGAGAGACATTTACCAGAATGACGGGCTTTACTTCTCTGTCGGATGGAAAGAACTCAACCGAGTACAGCCGACAGTATGTGGATGAAGCGTCTGAAAGATCGGACGTAGTTGGTTATGCGCCGGCGATCGATTATGAATTTGACCGGTATACCAATGATCCGGTACATGAGAAGATTGCCGCAATTACCGATGATGAGATTCTCGGAACGGAAGCGCAGGTTGATATCGTGGTTGTAGATCTGTTTGAGCAGAAGACCTCTGAGACGACCTGTACTGCACGAAAGAGAACGTGGAGCGTTATTCCGGATACAGAGGGTGATGGAACAGATGCCCTGATCTACAAAGGCAGCTTTAAAGCAGCAGGAGAGATCACAAAGGGTACTGCCACCACTACAGACGGATGGAAGACCTGTACATTCAGTGCCGGCGCAGAATAAAGAAGAAACAGGAGAGTGAGCCTATGAGCCTTTGGAAATTTGGAGATTTTGAAGCAGAAGTAGATTTTACAGATGCAGATTTTTTGGACGCTCTGGATGAAGCGAAAGCAGCAATGCATGAAGCAGAGCAGAATGTTCCGGTAGTTGGAAAAAATAGTGATATCATCCGCGCACAGTGTAGCTGTTTTTATGTGTTCTTCGATACCCTTTTTGGCGATGGAGCCGGGGAGCGTATCCTTTGCGGAAAGAACAGCATCAAGCTGTGTAACGAAGCGGCTGAATCATTGTTCGACTTTGAAACAGCAGAAGCAAATGCACTGGACAGCAAATACAATAAGTATATGCCAAACCAGAATACAACGCAGCAGTTCCCGCATCCGCAGCCACAGCCAAATGGAAACCGTCAGCAGAGAAGGAACTACCAGAAACAGTATGGTAAAGGAAAATATTCCAATACCGGAAGGTAAAAGAGATGAATATTTTATATGAGCAGTTTCCGAAAGAGGTCCGGGTCAACGGGGAGTACTACCCGATTGCGACAGATTTCCGTGAATGGATTCGCTTTACAGAGCTGGTTGAAGACGACTCGGTTCCGTGGCGGATTAAATGCGGGCTTCTGTTGCAGTGGTATCTGGATCAGATTCCGGAAGACATTGAAGCTGCGATTTATGCGCTCGGAGATTTCCTGATGTGCAAAAGGATGTACCAGGATGACACAGAAGATGAAGAGGAAGAGCAGCAAAAAAGTGGAAAGCCGGTATTTTCTTTTTCGGAAGATGCCGGCTGTATTTATGCAGCATTCCGGGAAGCGTATGGAATTGATCTGCAGCAGATCGACTATATGCACTGGTGGGAGTTCCGGAGCCTGTTTGACTGGCTGCCGGATGATACGGAGATTAAACAACGGATCATGTACCGTTCGATTGATCCTGGAACAATCCGGGATAAGGACGAACGCAAATGGATCAAGAAGATCCAGAGAGCTGTTTCCTTGAAAAAGAAACAGCGGAAACTGGATGATTATGAGATTGGAGATATGTTCTCATGATGGAAATTAAAATACCGACACGGCGTGAGTGGTATCCGTGTCCGTACTGCGGGCAGCATCTGCTTGTTTACACAGATACTGCAGTGTGCAGCGGACTGTATGTGAAATGCCGCAAATGCCGACGGGAGGTGGAGATAAAAATTAAGAATTAAGCACTTGTGAGCCCCTGAGCCGTGCTATCAGAAAGGATGATAGTATGGCAGATGGATATTTGAATTTTGATACCAAAATCAATGAGAGCGGGTTCAATGAAGGCATAAATAAGCTAGGAAGTCTTGGAAAAAGTGGATTATCCGTAGTCAGCAAGGCAATGACCGGAGCTGTTGCAGCTGTAGGAGCTGGAGCAGCGGCGATTGTAAAGTCTTCTCTTGGCGTAGTTGCCAATATGGAGCAGCAGGTCGGTGGTGTAGAGACATTATTTAAAGACAGTGCCAAGACAGTAATTAGGAACGCAAACAATGCGTTTAAAACAGCACAGCTTTCGGCAAATGATTATATGTCAACAGTCACAAGCTTTTCTGCTTCATTATTACAAGGCTTAGGCGGAGATACTGCAAAGGCTGCAGAGATTGCAGATATGGCGATCATCGATATGGCAGATAATGCCAATAAGATGGGTACGAATATGCAGGATATTCAAAACGCCTATCAAGGTTTTGCGAAGCAGAATTATACGATGCTGGATAACCTTAAATTAGGTTATGGTGGTACGCAATCGGAAATGGTCCGATTGATCAATGATTCTGGTATCTTAAATAAAAAGATAGAAGATCTGGATAATGTAACGTTTGATCAGATGATTCAGGCGATTCACAAAGTCCAGCAAAATCTTGGAATCACAGGGACTTCTGCAAAAGAAGCATCCACAACAATCGAAGGTTCTGTTAATTCTGCAAAAGCTGCCTGGGAGAATTTTGAAGCTGGCGTAATCAGTGCGAACGATCTGGTTGATACATTCTGGACAGCGGCAAAGAATATCTTAAATAATCTTGGTCAAATGATCCCGCGTCTGGGAAAGACCGGAATGGATGTGGTGGAATCCTTATCCGGAAAAATTGGAGATGCAGTTCCGCAACTAAAGGGATTTACGGATAGTGTTGGTAAGTTAACCGATAAGCTGCAGAACATGAGTACGGATGAGCTCATGAATCTTGGCAAGACCGCGGCAGTTCTTGCGGGAGCTGGACCGGTGATTTCGTTATTTGGATCCCAGATCGGCAATGTAAAGACAGCCGTTGAGGGATTCAGCGGAATTACAACGGGTGTTTTGTCTGAGCTCGGAAAGCTTCCGAAGGGATTCAAAAGCGCAACAAAATCGGCTGCAAATTTCCGGAAAGATTTTACGGGTAGCCTGAAAGGGCTTGGCAGTGCAATTACAGGACCGTTTCAGGTACTGACTCCGAAACTGTCAGCTACTGTCGGAAAGATCGGCAAGGTAGTTTCCGGTGTTCCGGGTAAAATTGGTGGGGCAGTTGGGAAAATCGGATCCGCGATAGCATCGAAGATTCCCAGAATTACAAGTGCTTTTTCACTGCTTGGAGATACCGCCGGTTATCTGGGGGCATGGGGCGGACAGATAGGATCTGCCCTGCAAGGCGTACTCGGAATGGTAGGCAGATTCATTCCGTCATTTGTCGGATTGATGAACTTTGGTGCAGTTGCGGCTGTTGTTGTAGCCGGTCTTGGACTGGTTTATAGTCAGTTCGGTACACAGATTGATCAGATTCTTCTTCTGGTGCAGACCAAAGGACCAGAGGTCATATCCAACTTTGGAGCCGGGATCACAGCAGCACTTCCGGGACTGATTTCATCTGGTGCAACCCTGATACTGGGATTGATGAATGCGATTACAGCAAATCTACCATCGCTTATTTCTGTAGGCGCAAGCATCATAGCAACTCTGGTGAGCAGCTTGGGCGCACAGCTTCCGCAGTTAATTCCGGCAGCGGTACAGATAATCCTGACTCTGGTTGAGTCACTGATTGATAATCTGCCACAGTTAATTATGTCCGGATTACAGTTAATGGAAGGCTTGGCACAGGGAATTGCAAACGCGATTCCGCAGGTGGCAGCGAAAGCACCGGTTATCATCGGCAAGCTGGCATCTACGATTATTACGAATTTGCCGAAGATTGTACAAACTGGTGTGAAGATCATCACACAGCTCGCAGTCGGACTGGTACAGGGAATCCCGGCGTTGCTTGGTAAGATTCCATCCATGATCAGCCAGATCAAGAATGCATTTACCAGTGTGAACTGGGGCAGTGTTGGTATGAACATTGTCCGGGGAATTGCAAGTGGATTAACAAGTGCGGCAAAAAGCCTGGCAGAAGCAGCTGCAAACGCGGCGGATAATGCACTCAATTGGGTGAAATCAAAACTTGGTATTCATTCACCATCCCGTGTATTCCGTGACCAGGTTGGTAAGATGATGGCTCTTGGTATGGGAATCGGATTTGAGAAGAATATTCCGGTCGGATCCATGAATGCCGGAGTACAAAAAGCAATCCAGAGCCTGCAGAGAAGTGTACAGCTTACGACATCCGTTAATCCAGATAAAACGGTTGGTGGAATAAAGAATAATCCGATCTTTAAGGATCAGGGATTTGATTACGACAGATTTGAACGTATCCAGAGGAAGATTGCAAAAGAAAATGGTAATAAGCCGGTATTCCTGGATACGAAACGGATAGACAGACCATTACCGAAAGGAGCAGTGCCACAGGTATGATTGTATATTATGAAAATATGAATGGCGAAAAGCTGAATCTTTTAAAAGCTCCTTTTCGTACAACGAAGACTGACTGGTTCGATGCGGACTGGTCAGAATCTTCAGACGGATATGAGAAAACAGTTACAATTGATGTGTTTGGAAAGCGGGAAGAGTTCCAAACAAATATGGAGCAGCTATACCGGATCATTGCGGTTGATGCAGAAAATGACACCTACGGGAAGCTGTATGTGAATGGTGCATATTTAAGATGCAAGGTTTTGAAATCTGCAAAAGAGGGCTGGAAGGGATATGTGTATTCGGAAGTGGAAATCACCTTCCAAGCTCCAGAGCTTGTATGGGTAGTAGAAGCGACAAGACAGTTTTTTCCACAATTGGAAGAAACAGCAGCATCCGGGATAGATTTTCAGTATGATTATCCGTTTGACTTTGCCGGGGAAAAAAGAGGAATCGCAGCATGGGACGTTGATCACATCATTCCAAGCGAGTACCGGATGATCATTTACGGACCATGTGTAAATCCGAAGATTCTGATCAATGATTATCCTTATGAGTTTTTCGTAACACTTGAAAGCAGGGAATATCTGATCATAGATAGCCAGAGAAGAACGATCCGAAGGTATTTGACGAATGGAACGGTACAAAATTTATTTAATCAGAGAGCACAGAAACAAACTGTTTTCGAGAGAATACCATCCGGGCTTTTAAATATTAACTGGTCCGGGGATTATGGATTTGACCTGACTTTATTTTTGAACAGGAGGGAGCCGCCGTGGTAAAGGACATAATTCTTGCAGATAGTGATGGAAGAGAACTGGGAGCGATTTTGGACTCAAATATCACAGTGGATACGAATGGGGAATATGAGTTTTCTGTGCAGATTGCAAGGTCGAACTGGTATTCAGAGCTGACCTTTTCAAGCTATGTGTATATTACGGAAACAGAATATGGAGGCATTATCGGAGAGGTGCTGACAGATACAACGCTGGATTATGTGGAGCTGAAGGGAATCACATGGCGGGGAAGACTGCAGTATAAGGTGATCGAGCCGCCTGCCGGATCGGATTATAAAACAGTATCCGGAGAACTGAATCAGGTAATGAAAACACTGATCGAGCCGGAGTTTGATGGATTATTCAGAGTTTCATCAGAAGATACGGGTATATCTGTAAAGAATTTTCAATTTGACCGGTACAGTACATTACTGGAAGGTCTTACTAAAATGCTGCAAAGTGTCGGATACCGCCTGCAGATCCGGCTGATCAAAGAACAGGACGAGCCATGTTATATTCTGGTTGAAGCAGTTCCGATTACTGATTATTCTGCACAGATTGAATTGTCACAGGACAGTCGCTTAAATTTCACGATGGATGATAAACAAAATGGCGTAAATCATCTGGTTGTAACCGGAAAAGGGGAAATGCAGGAGAGGAACGTATTCCATCTGTATGTGCAGAAAGATGGAAGCATTGGAAAGACGCAGTATTACAAAGGACTGAATGAGATCTCAGCAGTGTACGAAAATACGAGCACAGAAACAGCAGAGCTGGAGAAAACGTCCATGGAGCAATTGCAGAAGCTGATGAATAAAAAGACATTTCAGATGGATGTTGCAAAGCTTGGCATCGAGGTTGGGATTGGAGATATTGTCGGTGGCCGGGATTACCTGACCGGGATGTATATGTCAAAACCAATCGAAAATATCATTTACGAGATTACGAATGATGTGGAATCAATTACTTATAAACTGGAAGGAGAAGATACAGAATGAAAATCGTATCAGGAAGAACCGGATCACCTCACGTAACAAGTCAGCAGTTCCGGCAGATGCTGGAGGGGATTATCGGGCAGGGGAGTTATATTATAACAAGTGGAGAGAATCTTAAGCCAGAACTTAGCAGTAATAATCTAATGAAAATCCGGAGTGGGATGATGGCGCATCACGGCTGTATATCTTGCGTGGATATTGGTACTTATGATGAGGTTACACTGACAAATGGTAGTCAGGGAATGAAAAGGATTGATCTTATTGTAAATCGGTATACCAGAAATGCAGAGACAGAGGTTGAAAACTGCAGTTGGAAGGTGATCCAGGGAACACCGGTTGCAAGTAATCCGGCAGTACCGGCATATACTTCGGGAAATTTGCAGAATGGAGATCTTGTGGACGATTGCCCAGCTTTTGAGGTGCATTATGATGGAATTAACGTTACTGAAGTGAAGAGTTTGCTGAGTGTGGCGGATGGACTTTCTGAATTAAGTAGCAATTTGGCAAATATAAAAGCAGATTTGATAAAAGCAAATAATAGCTTGAATGTCATAGGAACTGAATACTGGAGTGGCGTAAAAAATAATTATTCATATTCTAAAAAAGAAACCTGGGTGAATAACGTGTCCACTGTGACCATTCCCGCCGGTACTTATATCTTTACACTAAAAGCAACTCCCTGTGCCAAAGGTCAAAGCTATGATGCGTTTGTAATGGGGATAACTGGAATAAATTCAACGCGAACCCAAAATACGTTTTATATGAACTTTGGTAACGGTTTTTACCCAATATTAACCAGTACCTGTATCGAAAAAGTTCCTGCTGGCACATACGGTATTGCTTTTTGGAGCAGTCAACCTAGAAATGTAAATGGTATTGAACTCCGGGCAATCCGGATAAAATAATTACTATTTGCATATATAGCAGAATTCGTAATAAAAGATATCCCCTGACGATGCTTTTTGCCATCTAACCAGAAGATTAACAGCACCGCTTTTACTAACTTCAAGGAAACAGTTGGAATAAGTATTATCTTGTGCTATTGCCACAGTATAAAGTTGTTTATTACAACATGGTACAGGTGCTCCGCTCGCAATGTTTAAAACGGAATATGTATTAACCGCTTTTGTAATCTTGGCACATCCATTGATCATTACCAGATTTCCAATTCTATTACACTCAATCCATGAATCGGGCGTTTTAACATTAGAAGTATTAAGTGTCATGTGATATGTATTTATAGCCATTAAATTACTTTCCATATTGGTTAAAATGTTATTTGCTTTTGTTAAATTGCTACTTAATTC